GATTATTACGAGCAGAGCGTTTTAGTTGTTGATGGCGTTTACACTTGGGAATGCCCGGTGTGTAAAATGGATAGAACGGTGGAGCTGGCATGATTACAAAGCTCGCACTTATCTGGATTGCTTTTATTAACACCGTAGGCATTGCGTTTGGAATCTACGGATATTTTGCAGCCAAGCGTAAGTGGGTCAAGTAGTGGCTCAATGTGGTTTCTGCTCAGCCGCCAATAAAAAATTATATAAAGGTTTATATATGGGCTTTAGGGTTTATGTTTGCAAAAATTGTGTTGTTAAACAAAACATCGAAACAGAACTGGAGAAGGCAAGTGCATAGAGAAATCCATTTGCGTAAAGGTTGGATGCATTGGGGATATAGCAAAAGGTTCGGTCTAGGTATCAGTATTGACAGGTACGGCGTGGATATTGACTTTCTGATTTTCTATATTGGTTGGCAACGCTAATGGAGCTCAACGACATCCTTAGCGAGCGCCAAGAGCAGTACGGCGATCCGACAGAGAACTTTCGCAAGATAGGAATTATGTGGGGGGTCATACTTGACCTGCCTTATTCACTAGCGCCTTATCAAGTGGCCCAAATGATGATTGCTCTCAAGCTTCAACGCATCTCAGTTAATCCCGACCTTGCGGATTCTTGGCTCGACATCGCCGGGTACGCCAAACACGGTCAGCCATGAACGACTGGAATATTGCCCGATGCAAGGGGTGTGGAGAATGGATGGTCTTGGGTAAAACCTGCTCTGTATGCACTATAATTAACCCACAACCGACTAAGGAGGTTCAGAAATGAACGCACTTAACAACGGAGGCACACGATGAACGCTATGGAACAGGCGGCGATTGGTTCGCGCTGAAGTTCAAGACTCGTTTCCTTGTAGTCGCCGCGCTTGCGGTTGGGATCGGGTTTGCAAGTCCATCGGTGGCGCAAAGCCCTAAAGCATTTACGGATGCGATAGAGCGCACACCTGCGGCGGCAAAAGCCTATGCACACTCACAACTTCATAAATACGGATGGAACTCCACCTACCAATGGAGATGCCTAGTCACCGTCTGGACTAACGAGAGTAACTGGCGACCAAACGCCTACAACGCTACTCCTGTGAAACTAGTGGTGGATGGGTTGACAGTTTCCTATCACGCCGGGGGCATACCTCAGCGAATTGGACTCTCGCCATTAGCAAGTGTTAGCCAGCAAGTAAATGTCGGGCTACGATATATCCGTGACCGATATGAAACTCCCTGCAACGCGCTTCGCTTCTGGAATCGCCATTACTGGTATTGAGGATGACAACCCAGACCGCGCCTACGGGCGTGAGTCGCTAGATTTCACGGGAAGGCCGTTCCCTACCCGTGAAGAATGAACGCTTGAGCGCATGATTACCTCCAGTTGATTGCGCTCGCGTTCATCGCCTGAGCCCCACATTTCTCAAGGGTGTGGGGCTTTGTGCTATTCTTAAAACACATCCTTAATTATTTCGATAGTTAAGTGCGACACCCCGGAACTATCCCTGAAATTCGGCTTAGGCGTTAGGCGTACCGAATAGACCAAATAGCCGGGGTTTCTGCTATTCTAAGAACACAACACCCCCTACGCCTCTCAACGATGCGCACCAAGGGGGTTACTTATTTGTAGCCACAATGTAGCTACAAATGACAATGGTGTAACCTTTCCCCATGACGACCATCGTAGCGAGGCAGTACGCCGACAAGGTAGTCATCGGATCGGATTCATTGGTCACCGCAACTCGCAAATACACCCACCCCAAGATGGTCAAGATAACCGAACGCGGGCAATTCCTTATTGCCGGTGCTGGTCTTAGTTCGTATTGTGATGTAGCACAACACATATTTAACCCACCTAAGCCAACCGAAACTGATAAGAAAGACTTGTATCACTTCATGATTTCTAAGTTCATTCCGGCGCTTAAGCAATGCTTTAAAGACAACGACCTCAAGCTGGAAGATGACAAAGATGAAGACACACGATTTGCGTTCTTGGTTGCAGTTCACGGTGAAGTATTTGATATTGCTGATGATTTCGCTATTTGCCTTGATTCCGATGGTATTTATGGGATTGGTAGTGGCAGTAGCCTTGCTATTGGAGCGCTTAAGCAAGGTGCGAGTATTAAGAAAGCTCTTACGATTGCTTCCGAGAAAGACCCATATACCGCACCGCCTTTCTTGATTGTTGAGCAGAAGCGTGGATAAGAAAATAGCCGAGACTGTATTGGCTCGCGCAAAAGGATATTGCGAAATGTGTGGTGGTACGGGTGACGACTTTGCCCTACATCATCGCAAGCTCAAGTCTCGCGGCGGAAAAGATGAAGTAAGCAACCTAATCGCCGTTCATCACAAGTGCCATAACCTCGGCACAGATAGCATTCACCTAAACCCGGCGCGGGCTACGGTGAAAGGCTGGATGGTTCCTTCGTGGGCCGATCCTGCCGACTACCCCATGCACCTACACGGCGCTGAGGTTGTAAGATTAGACAACGAAGGTAACTACGAACGATTGGAATAGCAGGATGGCTCGCATTGAAGTTGTAGGAAATGTAGGAACTGATCCAGAGATTAAGTTCTTTGAAGGCAAGAATGGGTCGTTTGGCGTTGCGTCTTTTTCGCTTGCGTACACACCACGCGAGAAGAAGGGTCAGGATTGGGTTGACGGCGAGACGGTTTGGTTTCGCACTTCTATCCTCGGCAAGCAAGCAGAACTCGTTACCGATGCCGTTCGCAAGGGCGAGCGCGTAAAGGTTGTCGGAACGCTCAAGGTTAGCTCCTATCAAGCCAAAGACGGCTCGCAGAAGCAAGGTTTAGAAATCAAGGCTGACGACATTACGATTGTGTTGAAGTCTGCCAATAAGTCACAGTTCTCAAAGCCTAAGAACGATGAGCCTGAGTGGGGTAGCTCTTGGAACTAATGACAAGCGATGAAGTCTGCGAGCTTCTTGTCATTACCCATAACAACCTGCACCAACTACAAAATCGTAAGCAGTTAACTTGGGTAGAGAAAAAAGGCAAGAGGGTCTATTACAATCGCGCTGATGTTTTGGCGTTTAAGGCAAAGCGCGAGAAATGAAATGTGCCAACTGCCGCAGGGATAGCCAGCATGATATTTGTCCGTCATGCTGGCAATTTGCCATGTCGCGGTTGGTGAAGTTTCCTGATTTATATTACGACTTAGAACGCGAGTTGATTCCGAGTAGCGGGCGAAGCGGTGAGAGAGTATCCGGAAGTAAGACTCCACCGCTTCCTGTCCGTATTGAAACCCTGAATATGCGCTCAGGCGGTATCAGCACTCCGCTTATGCGCCACGAAGCCATGATGCGCGAAGCACGATCCGAAACGCGCATTACCTTTCGCGGGCAAGAGATAAATAAAATCACCATGACCTGCGAATACATATCCAAACGCGGGGATTGGGCATACAAGAACTACAACGAAGCCGTTGACCTTGCCACCGTTATTATCTCTACGCATAACAAGATTATGTTTATCCTCGGCAAAAAGTCTGACGAAATCATTATTGGCAAATGCCCCACGATAAATAAAGAGGATGAAGTCTGCGGTACTAAACTCAAGATTGACCCGACTCAACTAGAGCGCACTTCAGAGATTAAGTGCCGGCGATGCGGAACGGTATGGGAATCCCACCAATGGCGACTGCTAGGAAAAATGCTTGATGCCCAAAGTTAATATCATTCAAGCCAGCCTTATCTACAAAGTCACCAACCGCACCGTTTACAACTGGATCATGGAAGATAAGATAGAGTGCGTGGATGGTCAGTACGACTTGGATAAGTTACAGGCGGCATACGACAAGCGCAGAAAGTCTAAACCGCGTGTGCATATCCTTCGTAAGTAATTTGCATTTGCTTTCCTTTTCAGTTATATTATCTATAATTGGGTGGCGTGTAACGAGAGAGCCATGCAAATAACCCTAGAAGAAGTCACAATCGCCGAAATAGACGAAGCCCTTGCACATCTGAGGGATAAGTTACAAGACCGTTATGGCAATCGGCTGACCTATCAACAGAAGCAATTTTATCTTTCCAGCGTTGATGATCTGCTTGATGCCCGCATAGCTTTATCAAATCCTGTAAGATAAAAACATGGCTTACACTCCTGAACAACGCGCTGAGGCTTTAGTGACCCTTGAAGCTAATGGCGGCAACATGGAAGCGACCGCAGAGCAACTAGGCATACCTCGCCAAACCCTCTACCGTTGGTGTAACGAAAATGTTACACATAAAAGCGACATGGCAGTTGCTACGGCTGAGATACTGCCTGAAACCCGCGAGACATTTATCGCCGAACTTAAGACTTTACGCAATAAGGTTCTACGCCATTTAGACGGCATCGTTGAGGACTTGAAAGCTCGCGAAGCCGCCATCACTCTTGGCATCCTAATTGACAAGACCGAACTCCTAGAAGGCAACGCTACGAGTCGTACTGCCGTAGTTGGCAATGGGGAGACTATTGATGAGGCAATCAAGCGACTTAGCTCAGAACTCGAATCCCGCCCTAGCCGCGTTGAGATACCTGAAGTGGTTTCATCCGAACAAGGGCCTAGCGAGACCGAACCAACTCCCGCCTGAAGGTGATTGGGCGACTTGGCTAGTTTTAGCTGGTCGTGGCTTTGGCAAGACTCGTATTGGCGCTGAAACAATCGCCGCGAAAGCAGTATTACAACCCGGCACTCGTTGGGCAGTAGTCGCAAGAACTTACTCTGATGCCCGCGACACCTGTATCGAAGGTGAATCGGGTTTACTCCCTATCTTGCGGGAGTATGGTGCGCTTGAAACATGGAATAGGTCGCTCGGTGAAGTAATCCTCACCAACGGATCGCGTATCAAGCTATTCTCGGCAGAAGAACCCGACAGACTTCGTGGCCCGCAACATCATGGCGCTTGGTGTGACGAATTAGCTGCTTGGCAGTATGAAGATGCGTGGAATCAGCTCCAGTTTGGCTTACGCCTCGGCGAACATCCACAGGTCATCGTCACGACAACCCCGCGCCCGACAAAGCTTGTTAAAGACCTTATCGCCCGCGACACCACGATAGTCACACGCGGATCAACATTCGACAACGCCGAGAACCTGTCGCAGACGGCTTTGTTGGAAATGCAGAATCGCTACGCTGGCACTCGTTTAGGTCAGCAAGAACTGTACGGCGCAATCCTTGACGACAATCCCGGCGCTCTCTGGCAACGCGCTCAAATTGACGAAACTCGCGTGACAACAGTTCCGCCACTTATGCGCATTGTCGTAGGAATTGACCCCGCCGTTACTTCAGGCGATGACTCAGACTCCACCGGTATCGTCACCGCAGGAATGACGGCAGACGGTCACTATTACATCTTGGCAGACGACACTCTTAAAGCCAGCCCCGATGCTTGGGCAAGAAAAGCAATCAACGCCTTTGAACTACATAAAGCAGACCGCATCATCGCAGAAACGAATAACGGCGGCGATTTGGTAGTTCATCTTTTGCAACAAGTTAATCCGAATGTGCCAGTTAAGAAAGTGACGGCTACTCGCGGCAAAGCAGTTCGCGCAGAACCTATCGCCTCACTTTACGAACAAGGCAGAGTTCACCATGTCGGATACTTTGCAGATTTAGAAACAGAAATGTGCGAGTGGGAGCCGGGCGTAAGTCTGAAATCTCCTGACCGCATGGATGCCCTAGTGTGGGCGCTTACAGAATTGAGTGAAGGCTCGGCAACAATGACCGCATTGGCAGCAATGGCGGTGTTCTGCCCAAATTGCAAGATGCCAGCCCCCAAGTCCAGCCGTGTATGTCCTCGTTGCGGTTCAGTTATAGGAGATTCCCATGCCAGCACAGTCGCTCAGCCAAACGCCTGATCCGCTTAACCTGACTCTCCGCCAGAATCAGAACTGGACTATTGGATTTAGCTACACCGATGCAACAGGCGCGACAATTAACTTAACAGGTTACACACCTATCTTGCAGTTCCGTACATCGGCGCTCGCTAAGACAACTGCGCTTTCATTGACGACTGGTAACGGAATTACTTTCACACCTGCAACTGCGCCACAAGTGCAGATTGCTACTGCCGTAACTGTTGCACCGGGCAAATACGAATGGGATTTAGTTCTTCAAGGCTCGACAGGAAATCTTTATCTTGGTCGTGGCATTGTTCAGGTTGATGCTGAGGTGTCGCGTTGAGTGATATCATCAATGTTCAAGCCATAACTCCTATCATCACCGTTGCTGCTGCTGGTATCAACGGCCTGCAAGGTGTTCAGGGTACGCAAGGATTACAAGGCGTACAGGGAACTCAGGGCGTACAGGGAACACAGGGTACGCAGGGCAATCAAGGCACAACAGGTATTCAGGGAACTCAAGGCACACAAGGTATTCAGGGTGTGCAGGGAACTCAGGGCATCCAAGGCAATCAAGGAACTCAAGGCAATCAGGGAACTCAGGGAATACAAGGCGTTCAAGGAACGCAAGGTATTCAGGGTTTGCTTGGCTTGCAGGGAATGACTGGTGCGCAAGGCACAACAGGTACGCAGGGTGCAACTGGCACACAAGGAACTTTAGGAACACAGGGCGCAACTGGCTCTCAGGGTATTACTGGTATCCAAGGCGTTCAGGGTGTTCAAGGTCGCCAAGGCACTCAAGGTTTTACAGGCGCACAGGGAATCCAAGGCACAAACGGAATCCAAGGTGCTACTGGTACACAGGGTTCAACTGGTGCAACTGGCTCGACTGGCTCGCAAGGTATTCAGGGTATTACTGGATCACAAGGCGCGACAGGCACACAGGGTTTGACCGGTATTCAAGGAACTGTCGGCGCGCAAGGAACGCAAGGTATTCAAGGCGTTCAAGGACTTGTTGGCGGCACATCAACCGCTAACGCTCACGCTGCTGCTATCTACGCAACTGCCGCCGTACTTCCTAACACGCCTACTTACACACCGGGAACGCTGGACGCTAACGGTGGTTATGGTGTTGGCGCAAAGCTCACCGCATCATCGAACGCCGTTCTTGTTATTGACGGTCACACCTTTACTGCTAACGGTCAGCGCGTACTCGTTAAGAATCAAACTGACGGCACGCAAAACGGTATTTACACCGTCACCGCTTTTGGTAAGAACAACCCTGCTGGTAGCGCATGGGTATTGACTCGCGCAACAGACTATGACGACCATGTGATGAGTCAAGTAGAACCCGGCGATTATCTCTATGTCACATCGGGAACTGCCAACTCTGCAACTTCATGGATTCAATACAATGTCGGTTCATATACTGACGGCTCAATCATCATCGGCACAGATGCAATTCTCTTTACTCAGACCTCGGCAGTTGGTTCGCAGGGTGTTCAAGGTACACAAGGCGCAACTGGCGCTGGTACTCAAGGTCTGCAAGGAACAACTGGTATTCAAGGTGCTTCGGGTACTAACGGAACGCAAGGCACAACTGGCGCTCAAGGAACGGCTGGTTCTAACGGCGCGCAAGGTACAAGCGGAACTAACGGTGTGCAAGGTACGACAGGAACTCAAGGCGCAGTCGGCGCAACAGGTTCGACTGGCTCACAAGGTACGACTGGCACTAGCGGTTCTAACGGATCACAAGGAACAACTGGTAGCCAAGGCTTAACTGGCGCTCAAGGCATGACAGGTTCTCAAGGAACTGTCGGCGCACAGGGAACAACAGGAACTCAAGGATTAATTGGAACGCAAGGCGCGACTGGTGCGCAGGGAACTACTGGAACGAACGGTATCCAAGGGTCAACTGGTAGTCAGGGAATCCAAGGTACGACTGGTCTGCAAGGCACACAGGGCTTGGCGATCCAAGGAACGACTGGTGCATCGGGCGCGACATTTATCGTTGAATACATTGACGGCGGAGCTTCTGCATTTAACCCCGATGTAATTTATGACGCAACTGCAAGTGCTGGAACATCAACTTGGACTTACACCATTGACGCTGGTGCTTCAACGGTCAGTTTCTAACTTAGGAGAAATCAATGACAACACGCCTACAACAACGCCGTGATACCGCCGCTAACTGGACATCTAACAATCCAACCCTAGCTGCTGGCGAAATTGGCTATGAGACTGACACCAAGAAGTTCAAGATTGGCGATGGCTCAACTGCGTGGACTTCACTTGCCTATGCTTTTGGCGCTGCACCTGCTTTGACCTTTAACGCACAGACAGGTACTTCATACACCTTGGCGATTGGCGATGTCGGCGCGCTTGTTACTTTGTCCAACACAGGCGGCATTACTCTCACCGTTCCGCCATCAGTTTTTACAACTGGTCAGGTTATTGATGTTCAGCAAATCAACACAGGACAGGTCACCTTCGCCGCAGGATCGGGCGTAACCATCACCTCAACAGGTGCAACGGCAGCAGCTCCTAAACTTCGCGCACAATACTCGGCGGCTTCTGTTCTCTGCACCGGAAGCAACACCTTTACCGTTCTTGGTGATATTGCCTAATCATGCCAACACCATTCCTGCTCAATGGCATCCTCGCCTCTCAAATCTCAGGCCATCTCTACGCTGGCCCTACAGGTGCATTTGACGCGCTAGGAAGTGTGACGGTTGGAGCTGGCGGGCAATCGTCTATTACCTTCTCGGCTATTCCGCAGACTTATACGCATTTGCAGATTAGAGCTAATTATCGCGGAACTGCATCGGCAACTGCTAACGGAACTAATATGAATTTCAATTCCGATTTAGGTTCAAACTACACCCTTCACCGTTTGATTGGCGATGGTTCTAGTGCGTCTGCCGATGGATACACAGGGCGTACTGGTGCTTGGTTTGGTCTTGAAGTTGATGCAAGCGCAACCGCCAATATATTTGCTGGCGCAGTTGTAGATATTCTTGATTATGCAAATACTAATAAAAACAAAGTTACTCGCTCTATGGGTGCTTATGATTTGAACGGCGCTGGACAAATTAACTTTGCTTCGTCAGCTTGGTTGAATACTGCCGCCATTAACTCAATTACTATTTATCCAGCAAGTTCTGCAAACTTTGCACAGTATTCTAACTTTGCTCTATACGGCATAAAGTAAGGCGGGCATTATGACAACTAATACTATGGTGGCGATTGCTTCGGCAACTGCAACAGGCTCACAATCGTCTATTACTTTTGGCGTGGGCGGCACAATTCCTCAGACTTATACAGATTTATTTATTGAAGCTAACTTTGGCGCTGCTTCTGCTCAATCGCTTATCTTTGCCGTAAACGGCGATACTACAAATAGCACATATTCTGGAACATTTTTGTATGGCAACGGAAGTTCCGCATCAAGCGCACGAACATCTAATGCGGCTTATGCAGGAAACTTTGTTGGCTTGTATGGCGTAGGCTCAGCAACAAGTCTTTCATCGTATGCACAATTCCATATTATGAATTACTTAAATTCAACTACTTACAAGACTTACCTTGTAAAAAGTGGATACGCTGGCGGTGAGGTTGACGCATTTGTAGGAACTTGGCGCAATATAAACGCTATTACTTCTGTAACAATAGGTATGCAAAGCGGAATTAACTTTACGGCTGGCTCTACCTTCACCCTTTACGGCATAGCTAACGCTGACATTGGCGCTTACGCTACTGGTGGAATTATCACCCAAGACTCGACTTATTACTATCACGCGTTTGGATCATCAGGCACATTCACTCCTTCCCGCGCATTGACGGCTGATATTTTGGTTGTTGCGGGTGGTGGAGGTGGAGGTTATTGGACAGGAGGCGGTGGCGGAGCAGGTGGCGTATTAGCTAACGCGGCAGTATCTCTTGCTTCTGGTACTGGTTATACTTGCACAGTTGGCGCTGGCGGAGCTGGCGGTAATGCTTCTAATGCAACAAACGGTGGCAACTCTAATGTGACTGGTGGCTCGCTATCTCTTACCGCCGCAGTTGGAGGCGGAGCAGGTGGTGGTAATGGCTCTGGTACAACATTCTTGGCGGGACAAAACGGCGGTTCAGGTGGTGGTGCGGCTGGTAATAGCGGCGCTGCGGTAGGTACTGGCTCGCAAGGTTCTAATGGTGGTTCTGCATCTTCATCTGGCCCTGCAACAGGCGCAGGTGGTGGTGGTGGATTTGCCGTTGCTGGTGGAGCTGGTTCAGGTTCTTCTGGTGGTTCTGGCGGTAATGGAACAAACACCGTTACCAACTGGGGAACATTGGCTGCACTTGTGCAAGCCGCTGGTTACGGAGTAAATGGTTACATCGCTGGCGGTGGAGCTGGTGGTAACAACTCTAATGGAACAATCGCAACTGGTGGATTAGGTGGAGGCGGCAACGGCTCAATCTCAACTGGCTCAGCGGCAAGTGCTGGCGTACCTAATACTGGTTCTGGCGGAGGTGGCGGTGGCGGTAACGGCTCTGGCACAAGCACACAAACTGCTGGCGGTAATGGTGGTTCCGGACTAATCGTTTTGCGTTACGCTAAGTAGGAGGCGACAATGGCTGCAAATTATGTTTTATTAGAAAGAATCACCGTAGGATTGGCTGGCGCATCTAGCGTCACCTTCAACAACATACCTCAGACTGGTTATACGGATTTGAAGGTTGTGCTATCTACCCGCCATAGCGCAGGTAGCGGCAACTGGAATGAATTTACTCTTGGCTACAACGGTGGCACAACTGCTGGTGGCTGGAAAGCATTGTATGGTTCGGGAAGCGCTGCTGGTTCAACATCCAACGGTTCAACTTCTTATGCTGGCGAATCGGCAACTCCTAACAATACGGCGAATACATTTGCCAATACTGAAATATACATTCCTAACTATATGAATACCGCTAGCACTAAATACTTTTCAGTAGATAGTGTCACCGAAAGCAACACAACTAGCGCAATTGCTCTTATGTCTGCTTCATATATGACTGGAGCTAGCGCGGCAATTTCATCACTTACTTTCACGCCAACAAGCGGCTCATTCGTTCAATACTCCACCTTCTCTCTCTATGCCCTAGCCGCAGTAGGCACTACTCCTACTAAAGCTCCGAAGGCTATCGGTGGAGACATTATCCAGACAGACGGCACTTACTGGTACCACGCCTTCTTGTCC